AGGAGGTTTACCGAATAAGACTCTCAACATTGCTCTTGCTGGCACAGGGGTTGGAAAGTCTTTATTTATGTGCCATATGGCTAGCAGTATCCTCCTCCAAGGCAAAAACGTTCTCTACATCACTCTCGAAATGGCAGAGGAAAAGATTGCGGAGAGGATCGATGCTAACTTACTTGATGTTAATATACAGAATATAACGGATTTGCCTAAACCTATGTTTGATAGTAAGGTTAATAGTATTTCAAAGAAGACTCAAGGAACATTAATTATAAAAGAATATCCTACTGCTTCTGCTCATTCAGGACATTTTAAATCATTGCTACAGGAGTTAGCATTGAAAAAATCATTTAGACCTGATATAATATTCATAGATTATTTAAATATTTGTGCTTCTAGTCGATATCGTCAAAATGCTGCAGTCAATTCCTATTCGTTTATCAAAGCAATTGCGGAAGAACTCCGTGGACTTGCAGTTGAATCGAATCTTCCGATTGTATCCGCTACTCAAACTACTCGTTCTGGTTTCGCTAGTTCTGATGTTGATCTTACCGATACCTCTGAGTCATTTGGCCTTCCTGCAACTGCTGATCTTATGTTTGCTCTTATTAGTACTGAGGAACTTGAAGGATTAAATCAGATAATGGTGAAGCAATTAAAGAATCGTTATAATGATCCTACAATCTTTAAAAGGTTTGTTGTGGGTATAGATAGAGCGAAAATGAGATTGTATGATGTTGAGCAAAAAGCACAAGAAGATATCCTTGACAGTGGGAAAGAAGAGGAGTATAATAATGAGGAGAAGAAACCTAAAAAATCGTTCACAGGATTTAAATTTAATGACTAAAAAAGTTGACCTTAATAAGTACCTTGATTTCGTGGATGGTGTCACATCCGATCCCAGTAAGGATTATAACTCTTTTATTGATAGTCTTCAACTTCTTGATAAACAGGGTTCCAATATTAATCGTCTTACTACTGCTGCCGTTGGAATTAGTGCTGAAGGTGGTGAATTTATGGAAATCGTTAAGAAGATGGTGTTTCAGGGAAAACCTTGGAATGACGACAATCGAGAGCATCTTATTATTGAGTTGGGTGATGTCCTCTGGTATGTTGCACAAGCTTGTATGGCTTTGGAAGTATCATTTGATGACGTAGTTGCAGGTAATGTAGAGAAGTTAAAGAAGAGATATCCTGGTGGAGAATTTGATGTTTATCACTCTGAGAATAGAAAGGCAGGTGATAGATGAAGAAAACATTAAATCTATAACTAGTTGTGGATTGGGATCTAGAACTTAAAATTCAAAAACTGGAAACTATGATTACCGTATACGAAGAGCACATAGAGTCATTAGAAAAGGAGAATGACACTCTTAAGAATCAACTTCTTTTTTTACAAACTCTATTGGACTATAAGACATTAGGTAAACCTTTAGACGAAGATTAATAAATACTTAAATAAAATTTTTATGTGAATGGATAAACTATTAGATCCACTTATTGATGAGTTTAAAAAATTAAAAAAAGATCGAGGGGATTTGTTTAAAAATTTCCTCGGTTTTTGCTATGAAATTTTAGAAAATCAAAACGATGATAAATATAAAGATAAGAGATTGAATATCTTAAGATATATCGTTGCGAATAAAACAAAAATTTTATTGAAATTAACCAAGAACTAATGAAATCTTTTTTACAATTTTTATCTGAAACTACTGCATCTCAACAAGCGGCTAGATTGGGATTGGAAGGAGATGGTCATGGTGGATGGTATGATAGAAAGACTGGTGAGTTTACAGCAAAGACAGAAAAGGGTACATTAAAGTTTTATAATAAGAGACAGGTAGTTGGTGGTAAAGATCCTAAACAATCTGAACAAGAAAAAAATTATTCTTCACCAAATACTGAAGTTCCACCTGAAGGGCAACAGCAAGAACCAGCACCAGAACAGGAACAACAATCATTACCAGTAGAAAGTCCTGATCTTGCTTCTGGACCTCCACCAGTTCCTAAAACTAAAGGAACTTTAACACTTGCTTTTGGTAGATTTAATCCACCACATGCAGGTCATGGAAAGTTGATGGATATTGCTGCTCAATCTGCAGAAGCAGAAGAGAGTGATTACATCATTGTTCCTTCACGCTCTGAAGATCCTAAAAAGAATCCATTAGATACTGATTCTAAAGTTTCTGTAATGAGACAGATGTTTCCACAGCATAGTGAACGAATAGTAAATGATGGTGCTAATAGAACTATATTTGATGTACTAAAGAAAGCACATAATGATGGATATACTAATGTAAGAATTGTTGCTGGTGATGATAGAGTAAAACAGTTTGATAAATTATCTCAAAATTATAATGGACAGTTATATCAATTTGATAATTTAGAAACTATATCATCGGGACAGAGAGATGATGATAAAGAAGGTATGGAAGGATATTCTGCATCTAGAATGAGATTAGCAGCAATAGAGGGAGATTTTAAAACATTCTATAAAAATCTTCAGCAAGAAGTAGAAAATGAAGAAACTGGTGAAATTGAATTGGTTCCTTTGCTTTCTAGAAAAAATGCTAAAGATTACTTTATGGCAGTTCGTCAGGCAATGGGTGCTGAAGAAGTAAAGGAATGTTGGAATATCTGGGAGATATCACCTAAAGACGATCCAGAAAATCTTCGTGAGGCTTATATTTTAAAAGAAATATTTGATATAGGTACTAAAGTTGAGGATGTAAATACTGGATTAATTGGTAGAATTATTCGTAGAGGTGCTAATCATTTGATTTGTGTTACTGAAGATGAAATAATGTTTAAATCATGGATTAAAGACGTGTCTGAGTCAGTTATAAATGGAACTACTACATCTGGTGTACCTGCAACTCAGAGATTAGTTGGCACTGATGCACACTTAAAGTACGTTGCATCACTGGTTCCTGGAAGTAGCTGGGGAATACATTTCATAAATAAATATAAGATAAGAAAAAAGTAGTGAAGTTTTCCAATGAGTAAAAATATCGTTGAAGAATTACCAGCAAGAAAACACGCACCTGTCGCTGCTCCTGTAGCTAAGAAAGAAGGTCAAAAATCTTCTGGTGGTTCTGGTGGTAATCCTGAAGAAAAGAAGGGTGACAAGCCTGGAGCACAGAAGGGTGGTAGTTCTGAAGAAGCATCTGCAAAAAGAATCCGTCAGGCTGTATATGATATAAGGTATCGTGCTAGAAGGGAAGATATTGATCTTAAAGCTGCTTTTTCTCAGTATATGTCTAATAGTAATTTAAGTGCAAAAGAAAGAGCTGCTGTTAGTGCAAAGTTATTCGGTAAAGAAGGTGGTGGTGGTATGAAAGAAGAATTTACTAAAAATAGTGATCAGTGGGCAACTGATGGTTTAGCGAATGCTTTATATAAAGTATTTGTTGAGCAAGAAGATTCTGATTTTGAACTCGCATATGTGCAGCAATTAGATGAAGAGGATACAAAGTATAAAGTAAGAGTTACTGATAAGAATGGTAATCAGTATGTTCGTTTTGCGAATCGTACAAAGATTACAGAACTTCGCCAGAATTCTAATATTAAATCTGTTGAGATGACAGAACATGGTGATGTTGTAGGTGGGGAAAAAAGAAAAGGAAGACAAACTGCGAAGGCAAAACGTGGTTTAGATCCTGTAGGTAAAGAAGATAAGGATATTGATAATGATGGTGATCATGATAAGAATGATAAGTATCTACTTAAAAGACGTAAAGCAATTGGTAACTCTATTCGTAAAAGAGCAGACCAAAAAATAAAAGAAGCATACGGTGCAACTGGAACTACTAGTGTTGAAGGTAAAGGTAAGAAGATCAAGGAAGATAGTACGATTGATAACTCTAAGATAGTTAAAGTTAATCCATCTGATGGTCAACAAGATCCTGCAATTAAACCAAGAGGTGTATATGCACATCTGCAATTACTTGGCGACAATCTTTCTGAATCTCAAAAGAAACTATTAAAGATGGTTTCTGAGAAAAAGGAAGAAGAAAAGAAAAAGAATGAAGT